AGGCCGAATAATATCCTGTGTGTAAGTGGGAAGGCTAACGACGCGAAATATGCTGTGAAATCGTTCCTAGATAATAAGGATAACGAACTGGAAGTGGTGATATGGATGCTGACGAGATCGACCGAGAACTTCGTTTCGTACGAAGGTATAGAGTCGATTAAGGACGGCATCTTCTTTTGCGGCAAATACGAGAGTGCTCAGTGTGTGTTCAATAGACCACATGTGATAGTATTTGCAAATTATCCGCCAGATCAAGGGAAACTATCTGCGGATCGTCTGAGAGTAGTTAACATAACGAAACCGGCCACGCCTGCGGAAGGGGGCGCGGTTTCGGATCCCGAACAGATTGAAATATAAATTTTCTCCTGTTTGTGCGGGAGCATGCAAAAGGGCGGTCAGGCCAACCGGGTCAACGTTGTTGATGGTGAAGCACCAACTCCTGGTGCGGCCCCCCTGACCACCCGCGGAGGATGCCTCCTGGGGGGGGGTCCCGGGTTATCTAAGAGTTTTTTGGTCCGTAAAAAAGCATCCACCAAGAAATGTGTAAGAACGAATCAAGAGTCAGCGACCTTGTTCATGTTGAAGTATTCGACATAGTACTTGATGACTACGACGATATTGACGTAAGTGATGGCACCAGTGTCGAGACTAATAGCGTTAACAGACCAGAGTGACCTGTTAGTGGGCGAGGCGTTATAAGTACCGGCAAAATCAGGGGCATCAAGATCGGAGACACCGTACAACCACTTGGTCTTGCAGCGGTGAGTAATGGTAGTCGGTTTGTAGGAGCCAACCTGGGCAACATTGGCAACCTTCATGTAGGGCTGGGTATAGAAGTCCTCCAGATCCGTAGGGCCGGCAGCAGTAGTGCCTCCCTGGGCAAGCAGACCGATCACAACATCAGACTGAGTGTTGTTGGAGTAAGGATAAGCCACAAGCTTGATCTTACTGGCATGTACTCGGAACTTACTGTAGGGAGCGGCGCCACCTGCGGCACCGAGCATGGTATCATAGTACTTTGGCTGAATACCGACACCCGTGTAGTCGGGATCATAAATATCATTCTGAGTGAAATACCGAGTCGCGACGGTACCGGCCGCACCTGAAGAGAGCAGCCCGGAGTATGCGTAGGTGAGAGTACCAAACGAGCACCTGGTAAACGGCGCTGAAATCATACCCGTCGACGTGCCTTGCTTGCTATAGCGTTTGCTAGCGAAGGACTTTTTGCCACCTTTGCGGCGAAATCCAACACGCTTTTTGCGTGACCCAGACCGGGTCTTTCGACTGCGACGAGTCATCTTGATGGGTTCGACATAAATAATTATGAATATTTTTTTCGGGAAAATAAATATATCGTCGTGTCACATTTGTCACAGATGTCACAAGCGGAGGATGGTAATACTACGGCATCCTCCGCGGGTGGTCAGGGGGGCCGCACCAGGAGTTGGTGCTTCACCATCAACAACGTTGACCCGGTTGGCCTGACCGCCCTTGATGCATGTTTCCGCGCAAACAGCAAGAAATTTATATATCAATCTGAAGTGGGATCGAATGGAACGCCCCATATACAGGGGGTAGTTTGCTTCAAGCAGGTGCAGAGGTTTGCGGCGGTGAAAAAGATGAATGAACATGCACACTGGGAACCCACACGTAACCTGGAAGCTTCGTTCAAATACTGCATGAAAGATGAAACCCACGATGGTAAGATAAGAGTGATATTCGGGTTTCCGAAACCGGTGGAGGACGAGATGATCGGCTGCCAGATGGAGCCGTGGCAATTGGAGATCATAGAGATCATAAAGGGGAAACCCGATAAGCGTACTATCCACTGGTACTACGATACAGTCGGTGGTTGTGGGAAGACTACATTTACGAAGCACTTAATTGTCAACAGGCCGAATAATATCCTGTGTGTAAGTGGGAAGGCTAACGACGCGAAATATGCTGTGAAATCGTTCCTAGATAATAAGGATAACGAACTGGAAGTGGTGATATGGATGCTGACGAGATCGA